TTAAATTGAATTCTGATGCCTGCTTATTAGTAGAAGATTTTCCCCTCAGCGCCATTGCTGTCCTATCTAAACGGAATCTATCAACATCTTCTGTAACTTCGCTATAACGCTGACTAAATTCATTAAATTTACCAGTACGGTGACGCAATAACTGGCGACAGATAGCAATAGGTAGTTTCATACAAAATGTTACAGAACACATTTCCAAAGGAGAGGTATGATGATTACGAAGTAAAAATTCTATCAATCGTTTATCTGCTGTAGGAGTTTTGGTGTCACTTCCATAAGATGCTCGTGCTGCTTTAGCTACTAGATATTCTGGCGTAAACCCTTCTGGATGAGTTTCAGGAGAGACTTTGATAATCTTAACAAAGCCCTGACCGTCTAATAAGCCATCTATTTCTAATTTTTTATGTTCCAGAGCATTAACGGTTTCCATTTTATTATAACTTCTTTATTATAATAAATTCATTTAAATTCTTAAACAATTACCTGTTTCCCAGTCTTTCGATATACGCGGCGCTTTGTTCTTAAAATAAAACTCAATCTTTACAAATTTGTCATTACAGAAATCAGTAAAATTATCAAGTTCTTTAATTTGTTCTACAACATATTGATGAGGTTCATGTATAGTTACATTATTTACGATTATGTTTTTAGCAGGAAGTTTAGACGACCAGCCGTGTTGTAGTTTTACCTCATTTACTATTTCTTGAATATTTAATAAAATATCTCTACCGATATCTCTAAATAACTCCAATATTTGTCTTATCTCTGTATTACGTTCTCTTGCTTTCTCTATAACTTTCAGACGCTTTAGCCATTCTTTCTCGTCGAGTTCTTTCAGCAAAAAATCTCTTCTCATAATTCTACATTCCGTCCCATCGTCTTCTGAATATCTTCCATTCTGTAATGTAATTGCTGTGATGTGATTTGTTAAACGCAAGACATTAGTTATCTTGGAAAAAGTCTCTGTATCTATATTATTTGTAACTCTTTTCCAAGTTCTTAATTTGTGTATAAAATCATAATCTCTTATATCACCACATCTTGGTTCTCCATTTCCTCCTCTTCTCTGAATTGTCCCATTCTCCATTGCTTCGAAAAAGTGCGGGTTGTGAAAGAAACCAGTTTCAAGTCTACCAGTTCTGTAGTCGAACATACAACTACACTGAGTGCAGAACATCTGGTTACAACCTTCCCATTTATGTATAGGAGCAGCACATTTCGGACAGGGTCTTGTCTCTGCTTTTATTTTTTCGAATGTTGCTTTTGTTATTTCGTCACATTCGTGATCTTCCTCTTTTTCTTCGCCACAACCAGAACAACATTTAATCTTACATAAACCACATTTCCAATTCTCTTCTAGGAACCCTTCACAGACTTCTTGAGGACATCTTCTTCTCGTAACGACTTTCGTTTCTTTAATAGGTCTACGGGATAAAATATGTTGTTGTCTTTGAAGTAGTGCAATTTTTTTCTGATAGTCTATAATAATTTTTTGTATTTCTTCAATTTTACTTTGACGTTCTCTCCTATCAATTTCTTCTTTAGCATCTTGCTGAGATTCTGGAAGAAACGATTTCTCTCGAGCTAATAAATGTTTGGTTCTCAATTCAAGATAATCTTTATTAACCCAGGTAATAGGCACTTGTTCTCGAACAAACATATACGACATCTTTTTTGTACATGTCATACATTTTGGTTTAATATCTCCGCCTTCTAATAAATAGCGTTTAAAACACGCCAAGCAAGTAGTTTTATTACAATCTGGAGAAGGACATTCTATACTCTTTCTTGTTGACTTGTTCAGCTTTTCATAACAAATTTGGCATTCCATATTGAAAGTCTTTTATTGTTAAAAATCATAATTTTTTTTCAGTTTTAAATATTTTCATAGATAAAAAATCAGGGACTTTAAAAGTGAAAAATTAATAAAATTAAAAACTAAAAAGTTCATCATGTTTACTATTGAACAATGTAACGAAATTATACAAGCTCACGCTCGCAGCTATCAGAAAAAGATTTCCGAAGAGAGACGTAATTCGCATGATTTTTTTGGAATATGTATCTTTATCTTTCCTATGGTTGCGTTCGCTATTGGTGTGTTTGTGAATATGTATATTGGATACAAATTTAGGCTAGAAGAACTTAATATGAAAAAGAACGAATTGGTTATTGAAAAACTTAAAGACCCAAAAATAATCGAAAATCTTAAAGATATGAAAATAATCGAAATTCAAAAATCAGAGAACGGTAAAATGCTACCAGTGTTATATGTATATGAAGTATTTTTCCTTTTCATATTAATTCATTTATTTTACCATTATGTTTCAACACCTATAATTTCTGTACCAGAAGGGTATGTTCTTGAGAGCCAATCTAGACTAGAATAACTTTCAATTACCTGTTATGAATAGCGTACTTGCACCATCCTCTTGCTCATTAAAATATAATATAAAAATATATTATATTATTCTTCATCGTCACAACCGGTCTCAAAACAAATGGCTTCATCTCCCCATTTTTTAACCGCTTCGTCAAAACTTGTAACTTGTTTACCAATTCTTTGATTTACAGTATTATGAAACTTCCATACCCATCTAAATAAAGATAAAGGGTCACCATCGTTTATAGGATGAATAAGAGGATGATGTGACGCATACTCTGTGCCGTGTTTTTTACATTTAGAACAAGGAAATGTTGTTATCAGACGCGCTATTGTGTTAGCAGCAGTAATTTTTTCTTCATAAGTTTTTGCTTTGAACGAGTCAATATGCATGGCTGCCCAATAACCAGGTCCGTAATATGTCTTTACATCCATTTTTAAATATAGTATTTTAAACTATTCTTCTATAACAAATTCTTTGTCTTCTTTAATTGGTAATTGAGGTTTGTGTTCTCCTTCGAGTAATATAATCCAAGCATAACATTGACAAATAGAATCTCCCATATCATCTCCCTTCGTTGCCCCTTTAATCTGTTTTATAAAAGGATCTTCATGTTTCTGATTGGGGTGAGATTTCAAATATTCAATAGCTTTCTGTTTACACCATCGTTTATATTCTTGTTTTTTCATTCCCTTAGGGCAGCCCAACATCCTTGTTTTAGCCTGAGAGTTAAACTCAATTACATGAGGCATGTTACCTCTGTTTTTTAATTTGGTACAAAAATAGGTTATAATATGCTGACCCATGCGTGTGTTATCATAACTAATAGTCATTTGAGATTCTATAACAATATAATGTGATTTTGAAAAATATTGATGCTGGCGTTCAAGTTCATCAAATTGTTTAATACAACTTATATAATGATTTTCTTCTTTATTTATTGAAAAATCCAAACGTGATAATAAAATACTTGTATGTTCTTTTGTTTTTGTATTATAACAATCTACATACACTCCGCAATTTTTGATACCTGGATCTATTGATGTAATAATAATATTATCGTTGTTCATAATAGGAGATTCGTTATTATGGGGGTTATAAATAGCATAAGGTGGTTTTCCGTTAACAGGTTGTAGTTTTGTGAATTTTGCATATCTTCTATATCCACTCATTTAATATGTAAAATACTTTTACATATTAATAAATAAAAATTAGATTAATCTACTAACAATAAGTTCATGTGGTGATGTAACAAGAAGTAGAGAAGAGTAACAGCGACAATTGCTTGAAATGCAATAGTATATTTATCAGAATTTGTGCGAGCTTTATCGTCAGGTTCTTCTCCTTTATCGCTGTATTTTATGGCATAGACAAGCCACACAACCAACGCTGCTAAAGCCCCAGTAGGAAAGATGCTAAAAACAGTTTTCATAGGCAGTCCCAATTTAATTTGTTCCATTTTTATATATATAAAAAAATAAAATACTTATAAAACTAATTTTTTTTAAGATAAAATGGAGTCTCATGTATGGATTTTGGTAATAGCACTAGTTATTGTTGTATTGGCGGTTTGTGCGTTCTTTTTCTATAAATACTATTTAGAGCCTAATAACGTTATTCATAATTTGTTGCATCATGATGCTTCTCCACACACCGCAGAATCTCATAATCATCAAGGAAGCTCGTCGATGGCTGGTCATCTTATAAATAAAATGTCGAAGGCAAAAAAGCATGCTAATAAAGCTGTTTCTAAAATAAGTCAAGCAAAACATCATCTTAATAAAGCCCAGGCTCACGCTTCTCATTAGTAATAATTATACAAAAAATTTAATATAACGTTATATTAAATTATAATTTTTAATATTATAAAAATGTTCTTTGATTGGTTGATAATATTTTTGATTTGGTTTATACTTATACTTCTTCTTATATCAATAGTTTTTTATAACAGATTAAGAGTAAGAGAATTTTACTTCTCAAACAAAGCGGAAGGAGAAAGTATAATTTTTTCTCCATCCGCCGACAAATATTACAAAACAAAAATAGTGGACATCCCCATATCTTTCAGTCCCTTGTATATAGACAGAAACCGTAGTATATCTGGAAGTCTTGTTCTGTTAACATATTCTGATAACCCAGAACAATATTATAAAATCAGAGTTATGAATCATAACAAACAGGTTTCTGAAGGAGTATATAGAATTGACCCTAAATTGGGTTACAACACTGTAAACTTTTCTGTAGATAAAGGTGAAAATAGAAATCTAACATTCGAAATTAAACAAGTTGATAGAAAAACAAATAAAGTAATAACAGGTTTACCTACAAAGATTAATCTTGTGAAAGCATGGGCTTATTACTATTAGTTCTCTGATATATAGATATTATGTTCTCCGAAATCTCCTATTTTGTGATTTAATTTAAATTTACCATCCTTATTACAAAATATCTTAATTATACTATAATTAGCCATACCGTTAATTTTGCAAAGTGCCTTTACAAAATTAGTCCCGACTTTACATTCATTCCATTCGTCGCCTTGTGTGTTTCCCCAACTATTATCTTTGACAACAGAACCAATAGTATTGCGTCCTTCTACAATTAGACCATTATCAAATATTTTAAATATTGTAAAATCTGTGTCTCTCATAATACCTTTCATCGTAGTACAAAATTGACCAATATCTATCTTGATATTAGGAAGTGCTGGTAAAATGTCTTCAAATTCCGAAATATCGTGATCGGAACTTTTACATATACCAGAAGTTATTTTAGAATTTTCAATTGTGACACCTTTAATTTCAATACATATATCCTCGCTATCTGTTGTCTTGTATAATCTAACACTGTTGGATTTTGAAATAGATTTCAATACAGATTTAACTGTATTCATTGTAATTTTTTCAATCTGACATGGTGTTTCTGACTCTTCTTTTCTAATCGTTGTCAAGTCAGTGTTGATGTAGTATTCTATTATATCGTCTGTGAATATTTCTATATCACTTACTAATTTACGATTATCTCTTGTAGATAACACAGATGCCCTAATAGTAATACCAGATTCTTTAAAGAAAACCGGTATACTATTTATAACCAATTTGTCATACAACTCAAAAATTTGTCTAAAAACATAACCATTTGTTATTTCTGCTGAAAATATCAAATTATCTGGATACATCATTTATGTAAAATTTTTTTTTAAGTCAATTAATTTAATTTAATTTAAATTAATTAGTTACTTTGGTAAATATACGAAATCATTAAAACGCCATTTTTCATAATATCCTTTATCAAATTTTCTTATAATATAGAATTTTGGAAGTTTACCGTTGTCGAATTCAAGATTAGCAATTTCGAAAGAGGATGTGATTTTGTGTTTTAAAACATAATCTTCCATCATTGATGGTTTATTACTATCTAACTGGAATTTTCTTTTAGAAAGTATATTTGCCTTTTCGTAATCATACATAATCGGAGGGGAAATTTTTTCTTTCATTTCTTTATCTTCAAATTTTTCATCCTGGTCTTCTATACCTTCAAAGATTATATCGCTATTATCATTTACTGGAGTTATCGCAACTTCATTATCAGAGTCAAATTCTTCGTCTTCTTTATCCCAATATTCATAATCGTCATCCATGGTGCTTTTTTATATTTGAAACATCTTGTTTTTTCATTTTTAATCTTCAAATACAAATCTTCTTTTCTTCTGTTTTGTTGTATCTGTTTTAGCAGATTTTTCCATTTTTTCTGTGAAACCAGTTCCAAGACTGGCAATTAGATCTGCCATTCCTCCTCCGTTACTTCCTGACATCATACTTTCCATCATAGATCCAAGACCTCCAGCCGTGGTAGATGAAGGAGCAGATTGTTTACCAGCAGCACCGGTTTCTATATTATCCTTTGTTACAGGATTATCTAGAACTTGGTCGACAGCATTTCGAATAACATCTGTCATACTTTCTCCTCCAACATATGTGGCTAAGAATTTAAGTGCTATGAAGATGACAATATTCATCAACAGAGTTCCCAAAATCCTCCATTCAATAGGCCAAGAACCAGATCCAACAGAATACAAATTCTCTCCTAATTCTACCATAAGTTGATTGTAACGATGCATCCTCTTAAGTTCCATCTTAGTAAACCCTGCTAGAGGAACATTAAAGGCCTTAACACAGACGAACTCAATCGCCATCAAAACAATAATATAACCAAGTTGTAATTGTCCAAGATTCATGTTGACATATATAGACTTAATAATAGAATGATATGTATCGTGGATTTTATTTAAACTTTTGCCTTCCGGATATTCGATACCGTGTTCGGGATAGTTTAGTTTAAGGTTTTGGAATTTTGACTTAAAAGTTTCTACACAGGCAGTTCTAACCTCTTCTTGTTCCAAATTATAATCTATTTTTCCAGGATCATTAATCAAATCATTTACTCTCTCTAGAATATCTTCTTCATCATCTACATCAACAAAATTATTTTTTGTAGGACTAAGATGATCTCTGGTAATAGTATCTACTTCTGGAACTTCTTCTTTTTCTTGATTTATTGTTGGTATTTCTGGGGTTTTCGGAATATCTGTAGACACCATAGGAATATCTCCAATATCTCGTTCTACCCTGATTGGGGATATTCTCCCAATAGTTTGGTCAAAATCGTCTTCTATAACGATTTTTTGTTCCTGTTCTGTTGTTTTTTCATCAACAGGAGGATCGTCGTTTTCTTCTTCTACAGCAGATTCTTCTGCCAATTTCTGCAAAAAAGACTTTCTTGTCGGTGTAGTAACGCTCGATTTTTTGTTAACAAACGCCATTGGACTCTTACCAGCTCCCCTTAAATCCATTTTGATATACAAATTGTTTAAAACATTAAAAATGAAAATTCTTCAGTCTTCTAATATGAAAATGGAGTTTCAGAGAAGCGAAACGATTCCTACAGACATTAAAGAATGGTATTATGAACCAATGTTCAAACTTAATTCTCTTCAATCAAACATGTTGTGGAGAATAGGGTTTGATGGTTCTAATATTATAGTTCATCATGGTCATGTTGACGGATCTATTCAAACTGAACTTGTAGAAGTTTCACTTAATAATTCTGGTAGAACATTACACGAACAATCTGTATTAGAAATAAATAATAGATATTTGAAAAAACACCGTGAAGGATATAGAGGAAAAAACGAACCACCTGCTATTAAAGGTCCTATGTTGGCGCATAAATATGAACACGGAAAAACTAAACTAAATTATCCCATTGGTTGTACTGTAAAATTAGACGGTATTCGTTGTTTGATAAGAAAAGACAATGATAAAATTGTATATCGTTCTCGCAATAACAAAGAATATCAACATCTCTCTGTTTTCGATAATTGTATGGAAAAGTTTTTTGAGTTACTACCTCCTTCTATTGAATTGGATGGAGAGATGTTTTCAGACGAACTAACATTTAACGATATATCATCTGTATTCAGGAAAGAGAAAAACACGAATGATAAACAAATGATAAAATATATTAAATATTATATTTTTGATTGTAATTTAGAGAAACCTTACGAAGACCGATGGGGTATGCTTGTAGATACCTATAACAAGTTATGTGAAAGTTTCGACGGTATCAATCTTATTGTAATGGTCAACACATTTTGGGCAAAAAATGATAACGAACTTATGTCTTTTCATCGTTATTCTCGTCAAAAGGGATTTGAGGGAACAATGATACGTAAATTATATATATCCGATAAAACTTCAAAAGGTTATACATCATCATTATATTTGTCAGGACGTAAGAACAACATATTGAAATTTAAAGATATTGAAGAAGAAGAAGGAGAAATTTTAGGAGTAGAAGAAGGGAAAGGTAGAGAAAAAGGTCTTGCTCTAATCAAGGTCAGAGATCCTCGTGGAAATGAGTTTTCCGTAAGACCTTCGGCGACATTTGAACAAAGGAAGATTTGGTTCGACGATCCGAGTCTGATTATAGAAAAAAAAATGACATATCAGTATCAGAATTTATCAGAATTCGGAGTGCCTCGATTTCCTGTAGGTAAAGATATAAGAGATTACGAATAGTTACTTAAAATTCATAACTTTACGTTTCTCCTCGCCTTTTACTTTAGTTCTGTTCTTTAAGAAATCAAAATAACGTTTTGATATCTTGTATCTATTACCCCCTTTGCCAGTCTTGTCGTTTATTACTCGTAAACGTTGGGTCATGACATTAGTTATCTGTACTATTCTCCGATGAGGTTTATAACCTGATTTGTACATTTTTTCAAGTTTTTTGATTGTATCTCTGACTTCCTTTACTGTAGAATAATTAATTTTAACGGTATCTTTTGGATTGGCATCACTATACAGATCATATTTCTTGAAGTATGTTTGTTTCTTCTTTGGAGTCTTAGCATGTGTCGCTTTAGCTACAATACTTCTTTTCTTGCGACCTTGACAATGTGCTCTTTGAGAAAACCCTTTCGGATTATTACAGTCTAAGCTCTCTTTATACTTCTGTGACCAGACCATTTTAATTTATATATAAGAAATATATAAATTAGTTAATAGTTTATTTACTATCACTTTGTTCTTCTGAGATTGGTTGTTCTCCCAAACGAGCCAAACCTGGCAATAATTCTGTTTCTGAATCACTTGGTTCTTGTGCCTTCTCTGTAGCACTCTTAATAATATCACCCATGACATCCATAGGGGCTTTTCCTCCCTGAATGCCTTGGGTCATCTTATCAAAGACACTCTTAAATTCCTCGCTTGCCTGTTTATCATTAGTGACCTTATTCATCATTTCCCCGATTTGGTCAAAGTTGACATTTCCAAGTAAACCCTTGATTAGACCCATTGGTCCTTCGTCTTGCGAAACTGGTTCGTCTTTCGAATCAAGACTTTCCATATATTCGTTTAACACTTTGATATTAGAACGAATTGCTTCAAGGTCGTCGTGAGTAGCGTGTTCGGGAAGGTCTTTCAAACTATAAAACAGGGTACTATAGAAACCTAACAAGATTCTGACGGGCAACATAACATTTCTTTGTTTGTTCTTCATAGAAGCTTCTACGGCACTAGTGTATGCTTCAGAGACTGGAAGATATAGTGATTTCAAAGCAGAACCATCGTCGCTATGTAGAAACAGTCCACGAGGTTCTTTGCGAAGCTTGAGTTGAGTTTCATCATCTTTGATCTTAATAAAATCGTCTTGGATAACATCGTTACTATTGATAACTGGTGAGGTAAAATCGATTTCGTGTTTCTTATATAGTGGTACGACAAACTTCTCTTTGAAGTTATGTACAGCACTATCATCTGCAGAAAGTTGAGAAAAGAAAGATTCAAAACGCTCTGTTTGACTTAACCATGTAGATTTAGGTATTCCAAACATCTCTCTCATCGCCTGTCTTCCCGAATCAACCATA